ATCCAGAAGAAGATGCAGAATGGGATGAAAATGGAGTTTGTGAGTTTAATGGACAAGAAGACCAAGAAAACTTTCTAAAAAAAGTTGGACAAGTTGGTGCTGTAAGTGAAGATATTCCTGCCAAAAATCCAAAATTCACAGCTTTTGAACTTGATGCTGAGGAAAACCCAGTATACGTAAAATTGGGAAGCGCCATCTCTGAGCAAGAATGGTATCTTGAAAAATATGGCCGTTTATTTATTAAAAAGGGAGACGAAACTCCTACAAAACCTGGACATTTAGCTTATTTAGGTGAAGAAACAGAGTTTAATGGTAAATATGAAGTTGTAGATTACACTAAAAATAAAAGTGAATATGCAAATACTAATATATACTACATTAAAGATGTAGCAGATGAAGGTGCTGATGGAATCACAGCAAATCCACAAATTGGTAATCAAATCGCTTATGAATTATTAGGACTTGGCTACACAGTATTATACAAAAAAATTACAAATGCTGAAGCTGTAACTGATGATGAAGGCATGGCTAACTATAAATTCTGGGAGCCATTTGAAGATAAAGCAAGCTATAATTTTAGATATGTTGTTACAGGTATTTGTGATGCACCAGACCCAAATGAGAGAGCTTGCTATAAACAAATGGAAGACTGCATTAGTGAATTAGCAACAAAACGTGGTGATTGTATAGCCCTCAGTGATATCCCAGGTGCATACTATAAAAATTCTATTAAGGTGGATGCAATAAAAGAATATGTTAATAATTTAGAAGCAGACAAATATACTGCATTATTTATGCCTTATGTCACATATGATAGAAAAGATAAATCAGGCTACAACAATAATACTTTCCCAGCTTATTTCCATTATTTAGTTTGTGCAAGTGATGCCTTCGTAGACTATCCTGAATGGTTTGCTGTTGCTGGTTATACAAGAGGCGTTTCTTCAGTCTACACTGTTGGTGGAACTGGAGCAAAAATGGGTGAAAGTGTAGTTAATTTATTTGAGCCTAGAAAAAATAATCAAGGCATTAACAAAGCTATCAATATTGTAGAATACATTAGAAGTTTAGAATACAGCAGAGGTTCTTACTATATTTGGGGTAACCGTACTGCACATGCCTTAGATGAAGAAGGCTTAGTTGCAAGCCATTTCTTAAACATTAGACAACTCTGTACAACACTTAAAAAAGAATTATATAGAGTATGTCATAGATTTACGTTTGACCCAAATAGTGATGTCTTATGGATTAATTTTACTAATGCTATTTCTCCATTATTAGATAGAATGAAAGCAAATCAAGGAATTGAGGACTATAAAATTTTAAAAATGCCTACTGAAGAAAAAGCAACTCTTAAAGCTAAAGTTAGAATTGTCCCAATTGAAGCTGTTGAAGACTTTGAAATTAATTTATTCCTTGAAGACTCAATTGTTGGCACAAATGTTGAAATTGATGAAAGTGCTGGAGCAAATTAAGGTAAAGGAGATTACGAAATATGAGTAACGGATTATCAGGCGAACACATTAGCACAAACCTCGCTAATTACGAAGCAGCAAGAAGTGGCTTCTTTACATTTATTGTAAATGATATTGATAATATTATTAGAGCAAACTATTCTGGAGATAGGAATGGAAATGTACCAGCAAGTGATAGAATTGCAAATGCACAAGAATATTTAAAACTCAATGTTGTTAAATGTGATGTTCCACACTTCTCAATTGAACCACTATCATATAAACGTGGTAATGACACAATTAAATTTGCAGGTACACCAACATTTGATGCTGGGTCACTTGTTGTTGATGATGTTGTTGGTATTGACACTAAATCAATTGTAATGGCTTGGCAAGCACTTGCTTACGATGTTTATTCAAGACGTGGTGGAAGAATGAAGGACTATAAGAAAGATTGCACCTTAGTTGAATACACTCAAGACTTTGAAGAAGTTAGACGTTGGAAACTTTATGGATGCTGGATTTCAGATGTAAGTGAAGACTCATTCGATAAAGAAAATGATGGCAAACGTCAAATTACTGCTACTGTTCAATATGACAGAGCAGAAATGATTATGCCAGAAAGATAATAAAAATTTATTATAATAATTTAAAGGTTATCTAAAAAATAACCTTTTTCTTTTATGTAAAATAGATTTAATAAAAATTTAATAAATTTTGCTTATAGAAAAGAATAGATATGCTAAATTATATAGTTGAAAGGAACTAAAATATGGGAAGAATTAAGCTAGATAGAAGCAATAAAGTAATGCAAACTTTCGAATCAACTAAGCCATTAAAAGCTAGACTTGAAAAAATTGCGCAGCGAAAAAATATTACTGTTTCAGCCTTAATTAGAGAAATCTTAGAAACATATATTGAAGAAAGGAATTAATTATATGGAAAATTTTGAGAACACACGTCAAACAAATTACACTATTAGCGAAGGAATGGAGTTGCCTTCTAAAGGACTTATTTATGATAAGCCTGTTGATGCACACATTGAGCTAAGAAGTATGAGTGGTAGAGATGAAATGAAACGTTTATCTCCAAGCACGACTCCATTTAAAACACTTGCAGATATCATTGAAGGCTGCATGATTGAAAAGCCAGCTATACATGTTTATGATATGGCAATTGGTGACTATGAATTTTTGCTTCATAGACTTAGAGTTGTTACTTATGGTGATGAATACAAAGTAGAACTTAATTGTCCTTATTGTAATGAAAGCTTTGAGGCTATGACCCACTTAGATGATATTGAAGTTAAAGAATTTGACTTAGATAAATTTAATGAGCTTAGAAACTTACACTTGCCAAAAAGTGAACATGATGTAGTATTAAAGTTTCAAACTCCTCATATTTTAGACCAAATTGATAGTAAAACTAAAGAATATAAACGTCGCTATAAAGACGCAACAATTAGTTTTGACCTATTAGCAATTTTAGTAAATTCTATTGAATCTGTTGATGGAGTTACTATGTCAGATTTAGATTTAGAATCCTTTATTAATAAGCTCCCTGCTTATGATATGACTAAAATTATTAATACATTAGATAAATTAAATGCTTGTGTTGGAATCAATAATGAAGTACAAGTTACTTGTAAGCATTGTGGTGCTGACGTTAAAACATTTTTTCGCTTCGGGACCGAGTTTTTTAGACCCTCAACTATCTAAAGATGGAAGACCTTACGGTCCTAAAAGATTTAAGGAAATTGTAAAGGAATGCTGATATATCAGTGATAACTTACATACAAGTTATAATGATGTATTAGACATGAGTTTTCAAGAAAGGGTTTATCTTATTGAATGCATTAATGAAAAACAAGATGCAACAAAAAAAGCAATGGAAGAATTAAAACAAAAAAATAAAGCTAACCGCTAGCAGCTATTAAAAGGAAGGTATAGTATATGGCAATGAGTAGTAAAAGCACCCGCGACTATGAAAGAGAGCTCCAGAATGCCAATGCAGAATTAATGGGGTATGAATTTGAGCTAGAAAATAAATTATTGGCATTACGTCTTTCTAATGTCCAAAAACTTATTAATGCAAAAGAAGCTTATGAAAAAGCTGGCTTTGATAAAATTGCCAAATTAAATTTATTATACACAGAAAAAGATGTAGCAATGGCTAAAAAGGCTATTAAAGCAAAAATGGCCTTAAAGCTAGAAGAACAGAAAAAAGCTAATAAGTTAGATGCTGCTGCAGAAAAAAGAATTAAAGCTACATATGATGCCGAACTAAAAGCTATTGATACACGATATGAAAAAGAAAAGAAAATTGCTGAAAAAATACATGAGCGTGCATTAAAAAATATTGCAGCTGAAAATGCTGCAAGAGCTGCTGGTGAATTAAAAGCTGGCCTTTTTGGTAAAGGCAAAAGTATTGGTGAGCGTAAACAAGCTGTATATGATGCTTTTCATCAAAATAGCGATGGCTCATTAAACATGCGTGCTGGATTAGCCACGCTAGCAAATGCACTTTCAGACCTAACAAAACAATTAGATAATACAATTGAAAATATTGCTGGAAAAAAAGGAGCTATCGACACAAGACTTCAAGGGTGAGGCGGTAAAACTAGAGCAGGCTCTTACTGAGAAGCTATTAGTAATGATATCATAGGTGTTGCTGGAGCTTCGCCACTTGTTAAGCAATCAGCAATTATTGCTAATATTGAATCTATGGTAGATGCTGGTATTGCGTATAATGTAGAGCAACGTGCATTTTTACAAACTATCAAGGATAAGATTGCAACAACCTTTGATGCTAATAATGGAACACTTTTAAGATTAGTACGTATTCAGCAACAAGATTCTACTGCTGCACGTTTAGGCATGGAATCTGCAATGAATTCATTCTTAAATAATATGTATGAAAATACAGAGTATTTAAAAGATGTGGCACGACAGGTTAAAGGCAGCTTAGAAGAAGCAATGGCCTTAATGAATTATACAGATGCTGTAGCATTTGAATATCAAGTTCAAAAATGAATGGGTTCCCTTTATTCTGTTGGCATGTCGTCAGGGGCTGTTCAAGGAATTGCTAGTGCACTTGGTAAAGTTGCTGCTGGTGATATATCTGGCTTAACTAGCAGTGGTGCTGGTAATTTATTGGTAATGGCTGCAAATAAAGCTAGTTTGTCTCTAGCTGATATTCTAGCTGAAGGTTTAAATGATAGTGACACTAATAAATTATTGGATGCTATGACTGATTACTTACAACAAATCGCAGCAGAATCTAAAAATAGCCGTGTTGTTCAACAACAAATTGCAAGCGTATATGGTTTAAGTGCTTCAGATTTAAGAGCCGCACAAAATTTAACTAAATCTAGAAGTACTATTGCAGGCTCTAACCTTAGCTATGCTGGTGCTTTAGCTCAATTAACTAGCATGGCAGGTTCTATGTATTCACGTACAAGTATAGGCGAAAGGATGACAAATGCTTGAGATAACTTAAAATACTCTATGGCGGGTGGTATTGCAAGCAATATACCATTATATGCACTTTATAAAGGTGCTGGACTATTAGATGCTGTAGCAGGTGGTATTGCACTTCCAGACATTAAAGTTATGGGTTCTGGCGTTAACTTGCAAACAACTGTAGCTGACTTAATGCGTGTTACAGCTTTATCTGGCAGTATCTTATCTGGTATTGGTCAGATGATTTTTAATGCAGGTGCTGTGGGTGGCTTTAATCCTGTCGGCATGCTTAAAGCTTTAAATATACCAACAGTAACTAGAGGCGGATACACAACAATACAAGGAGGTGGAGTCTCTGAATCTGGTTTTATTGGTAATACCTCTGGAGAAGACGTCTATGCTCAAACTATGTCTAATGCAAATGAAACTCAAAGACAAACATTAGTAGAGGCTAAAGAAGAAGAGGGACAAGATATACAAAATAAAGTTATAAATGAAAATGTTGTAAGAATATATACACTTTTAGAAAGACTTACAACTGGAGCTGCTGCTATAAATGTTATAACAGGCACAGATAGGTTAAATGGTACCTACTTTTAAGGAGTTATAAATATGTTAGAATTTGATAGCACCCACATTATTGTTGGACAAATAAAACAGTTACTGGCAGATTTTCAACTACCATCTTATAAAGTTTATACAAAAGAAGACTTAGCTTATTATAATACATATGGCAAAGAACCAATGAATATCATAGAATCTGTGCCTATTCCTGATACTACTAAAC